TTGCTGGATCCGTGAAGAACGTCTTACCGTAGCGAGTCATCAGGGAGATGACAGGCTGGAACGTCTCAGGGTGAACAACCGTGCCGGAGCTCATCAGTGGGATGTATGGGCAGTAGAAGTAACCCGTATCCGTCTCGCCGTTGCCGCCTTTGTAGCCGACAAGGATGACGTCATCCGTACCTGGTGCAGCAACACCCATGTCAACACCCGAACCTGCTGTGTTCCAGAGGTAGGAGTAGACCTTGATGGTGCCGTTCAGAGTACCAACTAGTGCTGTGTTGTTAGGACCGCGGAACGAACCTTCAACAGCTGGAGCGAAGACCGACTTCGCAGCGGACTGTAGAACAGAAACGACAAGTGGGGAAACCACGATGAAGTTACCTGCGCCACGGCGCGTGCGACGAGCAATCTCGTTTGCAACGTAGTTGATCAGAACACCGAGGTTTGCCAGACGGTCACCAACGTATGCTGGCTGGTACGTTGGACCAACGTAACCTGTTGCCGAGCTGCCGTCGAACGTCTGAACTGTGCCTGCAAGAGTTAGCAGGTCGGTGATGATTTCTGCGTCGATTTCCTGAACGATCTCAGCGGAAAGTGCCTGAGTCATTTCGGATTCGATGTCTAGACCATGCTGGGACTGTAGGTCCTGCATTGCTTCGATCGTCCAACCAGCCTGTAGCTTACGCGTACCGGACTCGACGGACTGAGAAACGACGTCGAGAGACATCTTACGACCACCAGAACCTTCGATGAAGGAACCGGAACCACCAGTCGTGCAACCGGATAGAGCGGACTGGCTCGAACCGAATGCTTCACCTGTTGCTGTTGCTGCTGGTAGGTCAGCAGGCGAGAAGCCTGTGGAACCTAGGCCAGAAGAACCAGCTGGGAAGTCGGTTGCTGCTGCTGGGTCGATGCCACCGGAGTAGAACGCACGGATTGGCTTGGATGTTGGATCGTTCTCGAGGTTACCAAATGCCTCATCACCGTCTGCGATGTCGAAACCACCGAATGGCGAGTTCGCAGCGTTGTGAGTCATTGCCTCACGGTAGCGGTAACGCAGAGAATAGATCAGACCAACTGGACCCTGCATTGGCTGAACACCAACGAGCTCCATTGCGATCGTGCCTGGGATGATACGACGGATCATTGGGATCAGGATCTTACGGAAACCTGCCACGTCGTGTGCCTGTGTTGCGCCTGCAGATGCTGCCTCAGAGAGAACGTAAGACTTCTGGTTCTCAAGGATTGGCGCCACAACTCCTTGCTGTGCGGGGGTCAGACCTTCGAGAAGTGCCTCTTTGGTTTCGCCCCAGTTTTCAAACATTTCTTCCATTGTATTAACTCCTTGGGTTTGAATGGTTAAATGGTTAAGTTAATCTATCTCGGCTCTTACGCGATGCCGGCTAGCTTGCGAAGTCGGATACGCTCAGCTTCGGTCAGGGTAGAACCCGTCGCACGAGTCTGTGCTTCCTCTTTCAGTTGTTGCTCGTCGTCACCGGTTAGCATTACGCCTTCCGAGATCTCTTCTTCACCATCTTCCGAAGCGCCTTCAGCTAGTACTGAACCTTCCTTCTCTGATTCAGCTTCATCAGATTCTCTTAGTACACGACCGATAAAAGTCTTGTACCCTTCCTCAAGGTGATCGGTATCGACGTTCTTGAGAATTGCTTCCATTACCTCACGCTGGCGACCAGATAGAGGTGCTAGAACTGTGTCCATCTTCTTCTCGCGCTCGAGTTCTGCGACGCGTGCTGCAGCTTCTTCAAGCTGTGCAACTGTGTCCTCAAGACGCTCCTCTGTCTCACGAAGGCTACCGGCAACCGACTCTTCGTCAGCGAAGTTTGCACGGTACTCATCAGCGACAGCTTCGAAGATGCGGCGGCCAAGCTCATTCTTCTTGACCTCTTCGATGTCTTCCATAAGCTCATCGAGCTCTGCAGTTAGGCGGATCTCGAGGAATGCGTCAAGCTGCTCAACTAGCTTAGCTAGATCGCCCTTGACTTCCTCAGCCAGTGCTGCACGTAGTTCAACTTCTTTCTCAGCGTACTCAGCTTCGAGGTCACGGAAACGATCGATGTCCTCTTTGAGTTCGCCTAGCTCTGCATCAAGGAAATCTCCAACTTTGTTGTCGATAGCCTCAAGTAGAGCATCGCGTTCGTTCACCCACTGTTCGGTCAGCTCAGCACGAACATCCGCTGATGCCTCTGCCTTGGCTGCCTCAACAGCTTCTGAGAGATGCTGCTCGAAGGCTTCTTGTAGTTCGCTACGAGTCTCCTCGGATAGAACGTCAGCCTCTAGCAACTTCTGAAGCAGTTCATTCATTGGTATATCTCCTAATGCTCAAATGTTTGTGATACGGACGGTTACACGTACGTTACAATCCGTTAAGAATATTTATACAACGGGTGCCAGATGAACCGCACAAAATACGTGAGGTGAGGGGGGCCCCGCAGAAACTGCGGGGTTTGACGGAGTTGAGTTTACTTCAAAAATTTGAAGTTTTTTGTACCCTTATTTTTTAACGAACAGATTCTCGGCGAGAAATTTCTGAATTTCACGCTTGAGATACTGCTGTGCCTTGACGTCGTTTCGCACTTGCTCAGCCAGGGTTAGGGCCTCGGAGCCGTGCTTGTTCATCATCATCGACTCATAGATGCTATTGGGAACAGCGCCCGGAGCGGATGGTTGGGCAACAATGTCAACAGTGACGAATTGGAAACCGTTAACGCCCCCCGACTCGTTGACGGACCCAGCACCGCGACTGGATACACCAAGGCGAACACCACTGCGGACGAGTTCAGCAGCAATGTTACCCATCGGGGTGTCTAGTAGACGTGCGCGACCAACAGCGTTGTTTCCTTCCATACGCATCTCTGTGATGACGTGGGAAACACGATCAAGGTTGATCGTCAGTGTCTGTGGGTGATCAAGCTCGCCCATGATGCCAGAGGATTCCTTGATACGCGTGTTAGCGATGTTAACAGCGTTTTGAATCTCCTGTAGAGGATATACGCGACCGTTGCGGTTCTTTAGTTCAGCCTGCATAAACACGCCGTTAAGCCAAAGGTTCTTCCCATCACGAGAGGCCTCTTCGACCAGATTTGCTGTTGTTGGGCTTAGTTCTTCACAAAGTACCACTTCGCCGCTCATGTTGCCTCCAATTATTCGTCGTCTTGTTCGTCTTCCAGATCAGGCTCAGCAGCTGCAGGGTTGATAATCCCCTTCATCTTATCTTCCAGATAACTGTGGAAGTGAACTTGTGCCTGTTCTGAGTTGTCGTCAATCATTTGATCGAGGAACTTCGCCAGTTCTTCTTTGTTTGACATGACATATCTCCTTTCTATTTATGGGTTATGTATATAGTCCGTTAAATTCCGAGGTCACCGCCGCCTTCGGCACCACCTTCAGCGCCTCCGCCTTCGGCGTCGCCCTCTGCGCCGCCTTCCATGCCGCCGCCGAGTGTGCCGGCGGTCATACCACCGCCCATACCACCGTCATCTCCTTCCATGCCCATATCCTCCGGGCGATAGAGTTTCGTGAGGTCTTGGTTGAGGTTGGAATCGTCGGACGGAAGCATCTTCTCTTCGCGAAGCATCTGCTCGTTGCGGATAATCTCTGCGTCGTCCAGCTGTAGGTAGCGTTCCATAATGAAGCGCTTCGACATATATGGAATCTGATCTGCCTGCGCGAAGCCGTTGAGTAGAGCAGCGTCAAGTTCCTGCTGACGATACTTACCAAAGTTCTGCGGCTCAGGTAGCTTGAGCATCCAATCTTCGTCGTTGATGATGATACCAGCAAAGCGGAGATATTCTTTGAACTCTTTGTCGAGAACGACTTCAAAGAAGCGCTGCAGACGCTGAACATAGAGAGCAAAACGAAGCTCTTGAATGTAAGCGACACCTGTCCGGCCGTCGTTGAAAATTCCACCCTGCCCACCATCTTGCTCCTGATACATGTAGGAGTAGGGGATACGTAGACCGCGGAACACTTTGTTCATGAAGTACTCAAGGTCTGACAGCTCACCAAGACCAGCGCCGCCTGGGAGCGTCTCTACACGAGAGCCTCGACCATCAGCACGCTGTGCGAAGAAGAAGTCTTCCGACATAGATTGCGGGTTGTATACAGAATCGACTTCGTTTGTGCCACCGTTGAATGTTGGTACCTTCTTCTGCTTGATCTCGTTCTTGATCTGCTCGAGGTACTGCTTCGTGCGCTGCGGTGGCATCTTACCAACGTCGATATAGAATACTCGACGCTCAGGAGCGCGCTGGATTCGGTAGATGACGACAGAATCCTCGAGGAGCTCTTTCTGTTTGTGCGCACGATGGACTGGACGTAGGACCGACTCGCCAAATGGCGCCGTGTCTGACATATCG